CGACCGGGCGGATGAGTTCGAACTCGATAATGCGAGAGGGCGGCTTATTTCTCGCGGTATTATGTCCGGTATTACCGGTAACCCTGCGAACCTGATACTGATCGACGACCCGGTAAAGAACATGCAGGAAGCGGACAGTCCTACCTACAGATCGAATCTATGGGAGGAGTGGCAGGCTTCACTGAAATCCCGTCTCGCTGCCAAGGCAAAGGTTATTCTGATCATGACGATGTGGCATGAGGATGATCTGGCGTCGAGGATACTGGCAAGTGAGGATAACGTAACGCAGATTCGTTTGCCTGTTGAAGCGGAGGAGAACGATCCTCTGGGGCGCGCAGTTGGCGATGCGTTATGTCCTGAGTTAGGTAAGGACAATGCGTGGCTGGCTGACTTCAAGAAATCGTACATCAGCGATGCGACCGGCGGTATTCGTGCGTGGACGGCATTGTATCAGTGCAGTCCTCGTGTTGAGTCCGGTAACCTGGTTCATCGAGACTGGTGGCGGTTCTATGATCCGGATGACCAGACGCTGCTGTTTGGTTCCGAATTGATCTCCGTTGACGCGGCTTTCAAATCTGCGGATACGAACGACTTTGTAGCGATTCAGGTATGGGGCAAGAGAAAGAGTGATTACTATCTTCGTGCCAGTATGAATCGCCATCTTGATTTCCCGGAAACCGTGCAGGCTATCCGGGGAATGAAAGCGATGTACCCGAATGCTAAACGGATACTTATAGAAGATAAAGCTAACGGTTCAGCGATTGTGGCTACATTGCAGCATGATCCGGATATGTTCGTCATACCGATCAATCCGCAGGGTGGTAAGGTAGCGAGAGTAAATGCTATCTCCGCTGCGATTGAGTCCGGGCATGTGTTCCTTCCTACACCGGAGAAGGCTTCCTGGGTAAGTGAGTTTATCGAACAGTTTACTGCGTTTCCGAATGCGGCGCATGATGATATGGTTGACGCTGCATCCCAGGCGCTGAACCGGATGATATATTTTACAGGCGAGTATGAAGAGTACAAGCCTACGGAGGAAGAACTGATCGTGAAACGTGAGGAAGAGCAGTTCAATAATCCGGACATACTGTTTAGTCCGTATGGAACGGACATAGGATCATTGATGTGAGGTAGACGTGAATGGCAAGAGAATATAATGGAACGAGTAAAAAGGCGCGGGTATCTCTCAGAAGCAGGGTGAATCCTGTTGAAGGCGGTCCGGTAGGCCACAGTAAGAAAACTCCTTTTGAGCATGCCCAGCAGGTCAATGCTGAGAAAGAAGAGATCAAGGAAGGCAAGAGAGTTACTCCTGCCGAATATGATAAGGATTATTATCAGCGTGGGTATGAGCCTGCAAGGACGGGGGAGGTCAGAGCTTTTGTACGGACGGATGGTACTGAGGAACGCGGTCTTACAAGAGAGCCGATGTACAAGCAGCTGAACAAAGCTTCCAAATCTAAAAAATGAGGTAAACGATATGGCAAAACAGGCAGAGATGAAAATGAAGGATGTCGGTAAAGAGCCGATGCTGAAGCAGTTGGCGCAGGAAAAGATCAAGAGTGCTGCGGCAGAAGGGGCTGTAAAAGGTGCGAAGCTTGGCGCAGTTGGAGGTGCTACGGAAATAAAAAAAGTAGCAAGAAAGTTGCAGAACGCCGGTGAGAAGACGAAGCATCTTAACGTACCAAAGAGTACTACTACGCATACAGCGTCTACCGGGTCCAAAGCGAAAGATGTTGCGAAGAAGATTGTTGATTCCGGTCTTGTTGTTAAGAAAGTCGGAGGTAAATAATTATGGATGAGAATATGAATCCCGCATTCCCGATCCCGGCAGGGAAGCCGATGTTTGGTGGGGAAGAAGACCTGGATATGGAAATTAAGCCGCTTCCTGAAGGAGAGACTTTCAAAGCTTTTGTGAATGACGCCGGTGATAAGGCTGTTGTTCTTGCTACGGCTGAAGTTGAGGACGGAGAAGTGATCGAGAGAATCCCTCCGGAAGATCTTGAAATGTATGCCCAGGATTTGATGGATGGCGGTATTGATGACCGTGACCTCCAGATCGGTGAGATGTATGAGGGCGAGACCGCAGAGGCAGATGCTAAAGCGGAAGCACTCCGTCTTGAGCAGGATTTCAAACCGGCGGATGAGTCGGATGCCGCTCTTGCTACAGCAATTGATGACGCGAAAGGTAATCCTGGAGAGGGTGAAGACTTTTTTCCGGGTGGCGAGGCTACTGATGAATTTGGAGCTGAAGAGCCAGAGGTTGATGAGGACCTTGGTGAGGAAGTTGAGGAACCGGAAGAACCAATGCTCGACCAGCTGAAGAAGAAAGCAAAAGGCTTCGGTGGTTAATATATGGAGCTGTTGATAGGCTTAATAGGCGCTCTGGTCGGTATAGGATTATTCTTTGCCGGTTTTTTTATGGGTAAAGCACAGGGTAAACCTTGGGCTCCTGTAGAAGTACCTATGACAGACGATGAAGTCGCTAAGGCAATTGAAGAGCGCGAACGTATGATCGCCGAGCAACAGGCTTTTCGTAAACTTATGAACTATGGAGTCGAGCAGGCATATGGGATGACCGACGCCAAGTAACAAGAGGGGTGTGAGCTGTTGAGAGACGAGAGCAATACCAGACGCAAACTATGGGATTATTATGAGTATGGACGGCAGTACAACAACCAGCTTACTCCGAATCAGTATAATCTCGTAAATACAAATATAGAATTCTTCGCCGGTAATCAATGGCTTCACATTAATGAAACCCCGGCGATGCAGCGACTTGCCAAGCCTACGTTTAATATTATTAAGCGCGTTACCAGCTTGTTCGTTGCTTCATTAACTTCCAGCAATACTACGATCAGTTTTGAACCGCTGTCTTACTACGATGGTGACAACATGAAAGATCCGGAGAATAACGCTGCGGTGATTGCTACAGCGGAGGTTCGGAATCTTTTCGAGAAGTTCAAAATGGAATACAGGATCCGTGAGGCGCTGTTTGACGGCGCACAGACCGGTGACTATTGTATGCATTTCTACTGGAATCCGGAAGCTATGCCGTATGGAGGTGCTTTCGGTCCGTATAAAGGTGAGATAGAAGCGGAACTGATCGATGGTATTAACGTGATGTTCGGCAATCCGAATACACCGAAAGTTGAAGACCAGCCGTATATTCTTATCCTTGGCCGTGATACGGTTGAGAATTTAAAGGAAGAGGCGAGGCTGTTTGCTGAGTCCGATCAGAAACGTGGGGGTACTCCCGAAGAAGAGATTGTTATAGACAGTCTTCCGTCTGACTCTGAATGGCAATGGCAAGTCGGTGTAGGCGGTCGTACAGAGATTCAGCCTTCCGATGATAAAACCGGAAAGGCTTTGTTCGGCCTTTTATATACGAAGGTAACGAAAGAGGAACCGGTTATCGATGAAGAGACGGGACTCCAGGAGAGAGTTCCGGTTTGTGATGATGACGGTAATCCGATTGTCGAAACTTCTTCTGACGGCAGACCGGTAATGGATACTGAAGGAAACCCGGTGTACAAGACAAAGGGTGCTACTCGATTGGTTACGTCCGTACATGTAACGAAAGCTACACGCACGATGACGATCTACGAGGATGTTGATACCGGATTAAGTCGGTATCCTATAGCCTGGGGTAACTGGGAGAAGCAGAAGAACCAGTATCACGGAAGAGCTCTAGTTACTGGGATCGTTCCTAACCAGATCTTCATTAACGGTATGATGGCGATGATCTTCCGCCATCTCCAGCTGCAAAGTTTCCCAAAGACTATCTACAATGCTGATCTTATCGGCCAATGGAATAACGAAGTAGGCGCGGCTATCGGTGTACATAACATGCAGCCGGGAATGACGCTGAGGGATGTTGCTACATCGCTTCAGCCTTCGGATATGTCGAACCAGATTGTTATGTGCATCGACCGTGTTATGCAGTATACGAGAGACTGTCTTGGTGCTACGGATGCCCAGATGGGTAATGTCCGACCGGATAATACATCTGCTTTGATGGTGCTTCAGTCTTCTGCGGAAGTTCCGCTGGAGAACACGAGGGCCGGTCTTCATGAGTGGATTGAAGATATCGGCGCAATCCTTCTTGACATGATGGGTACGTATTACGGCAGGCGTCCGCTTGTCCGTGAGCGTACTTTTGAAGATATTTCTGAGTCTAATGGCCAGCCGATGATTGACCCAATGACCGGGCAGATGATGACGCAGCAGGTGACAAGGCGCGTGGTTGAGGAGTTCGACTTCAGCCAGCTGAAGCATCTGTGGCTTAACATCGATGCACAGGTCGGCGCTACAACGTATTACAGCGAGATCGCTACCGTACAGACTCTTGATAACCTGCGTCGTGACGGTACACTTGAGATCATCGATTATCTGGAGCGTATACCGGATAAGCTGATCCCGAGGAAACAGGAACTGATCGATGCGATCAAGAAGAGAACGGCAGAGGTTGCACAGCAGGCTGCTACACTTGAGCAGCAGGGCGATATGATGCCGGGTCAGCAGGGGCCTCAGATTTCTAAGACCCCTAGGTCCGATCTTCAGAATGCAGGTTTCCCGTCTATGGGCGGGGATATTTCTGCGGAGAAAGCAATAAGTCAGATGCCTGGGTCAATACAGGCTAAATATAACGATTTGCCGAGGTCTGCTCAAAAGGCCTTAGTGCAGAAAGGTTCAATGTAAATTATGGTTAACGAAGTGATTATGGTTGACAGCGTAGGCCCGGGTGGAAGAGAGATGATTTCTATCCCTGCTGAACCACAGGAAGTTACATATGAAACTACTGAGCCGGTTGAAGAGGCTCCGAAGAAAAGAACACGGAAGAAGAAAACTTCCGAATAAAAGATTAAAGCAGGCTTATTAGTAAGCCTGCTTTCTATATTGCGGAATAGAGGAGCGGTACCTTGTGAGCCTCATACACTCAAGACCCTGGTTCGAATCCAGGTTCCGCAACCACTGTATAATTGGCTTTCCATAAGAGCTGGTTATATAAATTTAATAATCCAATCTTCGCCATAGAAAGGAAAAATATTTTATGGAAAAAGACAACGAAAAGATTCTTGCCGCTTCTGCTGAAGAAGGTGCGATCCTGCCGGACGGCTGGACAGGAGATACAGATTTCTTCGCATGGGCAAATGATAACGGCCAGGCTGACGAGCCTCTGGAGTCTTTGTTTGCTGATGAAACCGTAGAAGACGGATCGGGTGAAGCAGAGGAAATCCCTGCCACGGATGAGACTCCTGCAGAGAACGATGAATCTGCGACTGAAGAAGGGGAGCGGCCTGCCACGCCTAGCGAACCGGAAGGTCAGTCCACTACTATCAGATTCGATGCGAATATCAATCATCATAAGAAGAGTATTGAGATCGATCAGTCTGAACTGCCGGAATTGTACGAGAAAGCATATGCTGCTGATAAGTTCCGTAACAAGCTGAATGCTAAGAATGCGGAGCAGGAAAAGGCTGAGATAGTGAGTAAGCTACTTGGCTATAAGAGCGTAGATGAGATGCTCGACCAGGCAAAGGAAAGCTATGTTAAGTCTGAGATCGATAGACTGGTGAATGAGAAAGTTCATCCGACTATTGCGAGAGACACTGTAAACCGCAGAGTCAAAGAACTTGAAGACCAGGCTATGAAAGACAGAAAGCCTTTTACTCCGGAGAATGAAGAAGAGACTGAAGAATGGCCTACTCCACCGGAGAGAGATTTTAAACCGGAAGTTGCGGAACTGTTATCCGTTTATCCGGAGCTTAAAGGTAAGACTCTCCCGGACGAGGTTGTTCAATCTACGGTATCCGGCGGTATGTCACTGACAGCAGCGTATACGAAGTATCTGCAAAAGCAGACCAAAGCCGAAAACGAACGTCTCCAGAAGGAGAATAAAACTCTTAAACAAAATGCGGAGGCGGCTAGGCGCGCACCTGTCAGAGGCGTCGCCAAGAGCGGCGCTACGAACATTGGAGCAGAGGACCCGTTCCTTAAAGGCTTCAATATGTAAAACTTAATCCTGACAGTTCGCGTGAACTGTCGTTCCGCATAGCCATATAATGAAAGGAATGATAAGATTATGGCAGGCGGAATTAATCTCGCTACCAAATATTCTAGCGTTGTAGATGAACGCTGGACTCGCGAATCCCAGGCCCAGATGGCCCTCAACAACAAATATGACTTCACCGGAGAAAAGACGATCAAGGTTTACAGTATTCCTATCTCCGTGATGAAAGACTACAGCCGCAGCGGCATTGCCCGTTATGGCTCTCCCGATGATCTGACCCGTAATGTTCAGACCATGACGATCACCAAGGACAGGGCATTCAACTTCATCATTGATAAAGGTGATAAGATCCAGTCCGAGATGGTCTCCGACGCTGGCCAGGCTCTTGCCCGTCAGCTCCGCGAAGTGGTTGTGCCGGAATTCGACACCTATTGCTTTGCTAAGTTCGCTGCTGCAGCTCAGGAAGCTGGCGGCTATGCAACGACCGCTATCACCGCAAGCAACGCTTATGCTTGCTTCCTCGCAGGCCAGGAATACCTGGGCGACCACAATGTTCCTGATGCAGGCCGTGTAGCATTCTGCTCCTATAAGTTTGCGAACTACATGATGCAGGACCCGGCATTTGTCAAGTATTCTGACAAGTCCCAGGATATGGTTATCAAAGGCATCCTTGGTGAAATCGATGGATGCAAAATCGTAAAAGTTCCTTCCACCAGACTGCCTGCAGGCGCGGCATTCATCATTGCTCATGCCGAAGCAGCTGTCGGTCCGAAGCAGCTTGAAGACTATCGTATCCACGATGATCCTCCTGGAATCTCCGGTTGGCTCGTTGAAGGTCGTACCATTTATGACTGCTTTGTTCTCAATGAGAAGCGTCGCGCACTGTACTATCATGGCGGTCAGAGCGTATTCAAAGCTTTGGATGTCATGACTGCTGCAACTGATACCGGTAAGACCACGATCCTTATCAATGGTGTTAAGGAAGCTTCTGCCAATAAGTGGTACTACATGACCGCAACTTCTGCTGCAGGTCTGACGGCTATCACTTATGGCTCCGCTATTACCACTGGTAACTGGACTGAGCTCACCGCTAATGCTACGGAGATCACTCCGACCGCATCCCACACTGTGGCTCGTGTTGTTGAAGTAGACTCCAGCGACTACCCGATCGCATTCTGCGATACTCTGCTGAACATCGGCTAATTAAACTTTTTGAAGGGATGTCTTTTATAGGCATCCCTTCTCATTTTAAGAAGTGAAGGAGAAGAACGATATTGACATACGGTGAATTAAAGAAAAGAGTACTCCAGCTCATCTTCTCCTACAGTATTGCTGGAGACGAGATCGAACTTACCTATAATAACCAGGAGGACTATGTTAAGCAGATCCCTGGGTTATTGAATTCTGCTCAGACATATGTCTATCAGGTAAAGAAATTCCAGGACTGTGTTGCTCTTTCTCATCTGGATAAGCAGGACTATGGAACGGAAGAGATGTTCTTCCTTCCTGATGACTGTCTGAAAATGAAGCCCGGTCTTATTCAGCCGGGTATTGATGAATACGGTTATCCGTTTAAACGGTATAATCGTTATCGTCTGTTTGGTGGAAACAGACTTCTTCTTCCGACAGGCGACGCTGAAAAGTATAATCTTCTGTTGGAGTATGAACGGCGCGGAGTTCCTGCTCCCGAGAATGCACCGGACAATTACGTGCTGAAAAATACGGATGAAGTTAATGAGATTCTTCCGTTCTACATTGCGGCGTTTGTTGTGATGTACGATGACGCATTCCGGTATTCCGCTTTATATAACGAGTTTGAAACCAGACTACAGCGGCTTGAGCCGAATCCGACTTATGTGGAACTGAATGCAGTAGATGACCTCTACGGTGGTTTTTATAATGGGTGGTGCATCTAAGATATGGCTTATGTTAATCTTAAGAAGATGCCCGATCCGAAGAGGGAATATTCTGTAAGCTTTGATACTTTATCCGGTGGTCTGAATTTACAGGAATTGGACTACAGGATAAACAACAATGAGAGTCCGGAGATGAAGAACCTCATGTGGAAAGAGGGCGTCCTAACCTGCCGAGATGGCCAGGTGTGGGTGAAAACCTGCTGTCATGGGGAACCTATTTCTCTTGGTAACTTTCATTCTGTTTATAACAGAGTGTGGAACGGCGCGATTATTGTTCATGCAGGGAATTCACTTTATAAGGTAGACCCTGAAACAGGAGACTCTGAGGTTTTGTATATGTCTATATCGGAGTCCGCCGGTAGGGGTTCTTTCTTTCCTTATAATGAAAAGCTTTACTATAAAGCTAAAGGATACTACATGGTCATCGAATATGACTATCAAACAGAATCCTTTTTTGCATCGAACGTAGAAGGGTATACTCCGGTAACTTATATTAACTGTACGCCGATGAACGGCTCCGGTACTGTGTATCAACCGGAAAACAGATTAAGTCCGAGCAAGACTCTTTGGTACAATGCCGCATTTACACTTTCCGCTACTCCGTCTTCCGGTCTTTCTGTTTCACTTGAGGGGTCATATTTCCGAATGAGGATACTTGTTCCGGGGGTATATACCTTCAGTTATGATGGAACTGACTGGACACTTGATGGTAATGTGGTTGATCTTCTTGACTACGGCATCACGCTTGGCGGTACTCCGACAAACGGCGATACTATAGTTGTTACATATAAGTTTGTTAATGAGTATTATCTTCCAATCTCTGCGGATGAGATCGAGAAGATTACGGTCGATGGATATGTTCAGAAAGAAGAGCAGGTAAGTATAACGAGTTCCAGAGTTGGTATTGTTCCATCTTTGGATGCGAGAATATGGCGTGTAACCGTAACTGAGACCGGTACATATGAGTTTGTTTATGACATTGACGCTGTTCCGTCTGCTACATGGGAACTTGATGGTGTTGCAGTAGATCTTAATGACTATGGCATTACCTATACCGGTGTAGCAGCGAACGATGATAAGATAACTGTGGATTATGTTCGAAACGAATATTGGCTTGATGGAGATAAGGTTGTCTTCTTTACTGCTCCTCCTGTAACTTATCCGGAGACGAACAATACCGTTCACATAACATACACGAAAGCAAATGAAGACGCAATGAACGCTATTATGGATTGCCCATATGCGATAGTCTATGGTGGAACCGGGTCTTTGTGTATTGTCGTGGCGGGCTGTCCTGCACAGCCAAATGCGTATTTCTGGAATGGGCAGACGGATATTGCAATGGATGCTTCTTATTTCCCAATGACTCAGTATCAGTTCGCGGGTGATGCTACCGATCCTATTACAGGGTTTGGTAAGCAGCAGGGATATCTTATCATCTTTAAAGAGGGGTCAGTAGGGAGAACATCACTTAGTACAGCCACGGTAAATGACCGATTGACTATTGATCTTCCGTACACAGGCATAAACGCAAAGATAGGATGCGATCTTCCGCATACGATACAGCTTATAGAAAACAACCTTGTGTGGTGCAATACAGACAACGGTGTTCATTTCTTGGCTAATACTTCGTCTGCATATGAAAACAACGTGGTTTGTATTTCTGATAAAGTAAATTACTCCGGAGCAAACTGGAATGCCGGTCTTATTTATGATATTCGGAAAGCAGATTCGGAGATGGTAGCTTCGCACGATGACGAGAAGCGCTATTGGCTGGTTGTAAACGGACACGCTTGGTTGTGGGATTATTACATAAGTAATTATAAGAACCCATCGTGGTTCTTTTTTGATAATATCAATGGACTTGGCTTTGTGCAGGAGCTGAGTAATATATGGCACTTTGATAATCAGGGTAGATTTACTCATTTTGAGCGGGTCTATTACGATTATGACGCAGATAATGGTGCGATAGATAAGGTGCTTCGATTTGCTACGCAGTTCTTCGGAACGTATGACAATTATAAAACGGTTAATTCTGTAATTATTAATACCAGGTCGGATACAAATTCAGAACTTGAACTTACTTATCTGACGGACTATGAGATCAGAAAAGACCTTACTCCGCTTATTACAAGAGCGTGGAGGCTGGTTCCGAGGAATCTTACTTACAGAGATCTTTCCGGTTGCGGATTTGCCCGAGTGTTTCGGCGTAAACCTCATTGCCGAAGGGTACAGTATTTTACAATGAAAGTTGAGAACAATACTCCGGGAACAGATATGTCTGTAGTATCTGCACAAATATTTTACACATATCAGGGGAGGCAAAGATAAATGGCTTTTACCCCAATGCGATTTGACAAAGACTGGACGAAGCCTGAAGATTTTCCTACGCATGAAATTCATGAAGCGCAGGTTCGGGCAGATATCCAGTATTTATTTAATAGTATAAGAGATCAATACAACAGCTTCCTTGCGAATGAGCTGTCCGCTGAAAGACTGCCGTTTACGCCAATCCCTGGGGATTTACAGGATACGACTGTTCAGGAGGCGATTGAAGACTTGGCTGCTCAAGTCCGGGCTCTTGTTCTTCCTGAGCTTGTTTTGCCAGACTATTCAATTACAGATATAAAGCTTCATGAAGATGCTGTTATTACAGAGAAGATTAAGGATCTTGCTGTTACTACGGCAAAGCTTGCCGATGAATCTGTAACTCCAGAGAAGTTAGCACCTAACGCTTTTACAGGAGCTATTTTTGAAGACGGTTCTATTCCTGTGGGTAAGCTTGATATTAACTCCGTAGATACGGATAACATCATCAATAATAAGATTACTTATGATAAGCTTGCACCGGATTCGGTTTATGGTAATCGAATTAAAGATCTTGGTATAGGTACGACAAAGCTTGTTGATGGTGCAGTAACAACAGCAAAACTCGGAGCGAATGCGGTTACTGCTGCGAAGATCAAAGACGGGGAAGTTAAGACCGCGAAGATCGCAGCAGGCGCTGTAACTCTTGCGAAGATGGCCGCAGATAGTGTAGATACGTCTCAGCTTGTTAATGGGAGTGTTACAGAGGCGAAGCTTCATACTGATCTCGCTTCGAAGATAAATGGAAAGCAGAAGCAGCATACAACTCTTGAATGCACTCTTGCTTCCGGCAATACGACGTGGACAATAACAGGGCTTACCGGTATTACGGCTACGAATGATATCCAAGCTACTTTTAAAGCTGATCCTGACCACGATGAGTATTTTGAGCAGTGGGGCAACTGCGGTGTTCGTGTTGTATCGCAGGGCGTTGGAACACTTACATTTAAAGCGCGGTCTGCTACTACAGCGGATATCGTTGTAAGCATTATGATTTGGGATTAAGGAGGGAAGTATAGATGGCGCATTTTGCATTTGCAGTTTCAGGTCAGGTACTGGACCTCCTTACACCTATGAAAGGTATTTCAGATGAGCTATATGTAAACTCCTGTGAGTTTGACTTTAGAAGTCATGACTGGGATAACCTTGATAAGTGGGCGCATTTTTCTAATGCCGATTATAATAATGGAGAATCTTACGATTACAATCTGGTTGGCGACAGCATTTCACCTGAAAGAGGACTGAATCTTCCCGCCGGTATTTGGGAAGTATATCTTACTGGAAATCTTATTCTGA